AGTTCCGGTGCTGGCTATCGACTTGGCTGACGACGACATGCGTATCAGGTTCGCGTCCCGGTTAGTAGAAGAGGTGTTTAGTTATGGTCAAGGGGAGTTATCGGATAAGCGCCTAGACGTTCTGCTTGAACCGAAGGATGTAGTTACCCACCACCGGTACTTCAAAAACTTTCGGGCTGACCCGAAGGACAGGACCATGAACGCCGGGGTGTGGGTGAACGGGATCAAGAAGGACAGGAGCGTCATCAAGGTGCAGGTGTCCCTGTGCGTGCGCGAGGTAGGCAAGCGCACCTTCGTGCTGGCTTGCCTGGCGGACGTGACCAAGGCTTATGACCGAATGAAACCGGTCATCACGAGCGCTGCGGGATAAAGGAGGAATGAGGGAGATGTCCAGGACGACGGTCAACGCCGTGAAAGCCATCCTGCTCGCCGACTATAACGTTGACGACGGTCCCTCCCTCCAGCCGTACATCGATACCGCCAACGCCCTAACCTCCCGCGTGGCCGCCTGCGCCGCCGATAGGGGCCTGGCGCTGTTGAACACCGAGCTGGAGCTGATCGAGCGCTGGCTGGCGGCCCACTTCTACGCCGTCAGCGACAAGCCGTACTCGTCCAAGACTACGGCGGGGGCCAGCGCCAGCTTCCAGGGGCAAACGGCGAAGTACCTGGAGTTCACCGGCTACGGGCAAATGGCCGTGACGTTGGACCCCAGCGGCTGCCTGGCGGCCATCGCCAGCGGGCTGCGCAGGGTGGCCGGAGGCTTCTGGCTGGGTAAGGCCCCCAGCGAGCAGATACCCTACGAGCAGCGAAGATGAAAAAGGAGCATTTTATGGAGCTTAAACCGAAAGAAGATTTGTCGTTGCAATGTGATTCGGTCCCACTGATGCACCAGTTGGCTCGCATGGCAAATATCGAGCAAGGCAGAATACGGAAGATGGTTTTGGTGTTGGTTCCAGATGATCCTCCGTTTCTGTACGTGGAAAGTTTTCTTTTGGAAGAAAAGATGGAAAAGTTGACCCCCACCGAGTTGGTTGTAAGCGCCAAACCTGTAACCGTAAATTTGGAAGGGGGAATACAGGTAAATGCCGGCACCGGAGACTAACGCTAGGCACCAGAAAGCCGTGCTCTGGCCGTTCACCGGAACCTACGATGACTACGGCCAGCCGGTGGTAGGTGAGCCTGAAGAGGTCGTGGTGCGCTGGAACACGGGTAGGGCGGAAGCGCTGGACCCTTTGGGCAACACCATAGCTCTGGATGCCGAGGTGGTGGTCAACCAGCGGGTTGAGGTGGGCGGCAACATGGCGCTGGGCGAACTGTCGGCGTGGGAAGAGGTCGGCACGGGGGACACCGGAAGCATCGGGGAGCTTATGCAGGTGCTTACCTACAACGAAACGCCTGATCTTAAAGGGAGGGCCGTCAGGAGGACGGTCGGTTTGAAGAGGTTCAGGGACGCCCTGCCGGAGCAGGCTTGAGATGGCGAAGATCGAAAACTTGGAGAGGCTGGTGGCGACCCTGCGCGGCAAGGCGGCCAGGGCCAATAAGGATAAGGACGCCAGCGTGATCGTCGGGTACACGGCACTTTATGCGTTGTACGTACATGAGAACCTGGAAGTGCGCCACCCCGTCGGCCAGGCCAAGTACTTGGAGCAGCCGGCCAGGGAGTTCGGGAAGGAAATCGGCAGGATCGTCCGCGAATCTCTGGCGCAAGGCAAGACCCTGGCGCAAGGGTTGGTGCTGGGGGGGCTGCGCCTGCAGCGCGAGAGCCAGAAGATCGTGCCGGTCGATACCGGGGACTTGCGGGCGTCGGCTTTCACCCGCCTGGAACAGTGAACGGAACAAAAAGGAGAGGCAAAAATGGCAGACAACACGAGCAATTACTTGGAAGACCAGTTCAGGGACCACACGCTGCGCTCGGCGACCTTCAGCAAGCCCGGCAGCATCTACGTCGCCCTGACCACGGTGGCACCGACGGACGCGGACACCGGCGGCACGATCACCGAACCGAGCGGCGTCGGCTATAGCCGGCAGCCGTTCGGCCCCGGCGACGCTTTCTGGACCGGCACCAACCCCACGGCTAACGCCGCTGACATCACCTTCCCGGCGGCCACCGGCCCCTACACGGTGGTGGGCACGGCGCTGGTGGACAACTCTTCAGGAGGTAATGTCCTTTACCAGGGTACCCTGACTGCGCCGGTCAGCGTCCTGACCGGGCAGAGCTTCCGCTTCCCGACCGGGCTGTTTACCATCGAGTTCCGTTAGAGCGCTGAGCGCAGCGCAGATTGCATGGAGCGCTTAGTGCAGCGCAGATCACGTGGATCAGCAACGGCAAAAAGGAGCAATGACATGACCCCCAGGCAAATCGACAAGCTGGTGACGGTCTACGCTATCACCAGCGTGCTACGCAACGAGGTGGACTGCTCCGAAGAGGAGCGCATGGCGGTCTACGCCCACCTCAAGAGCAAATTCATGGAGCACGATCTCGGCCCCGTCCCCGACCTCGACGTGCCCTACGTGGGGACCAGCAGCCCTATCGTGCTCAAGGCCGAGGCGGGCAACCGCGCGCGGGCCTTCACCGGGGATACAGCGGGAGACGGGAGCATAACCCACGGGCAGGCAGCGGCGAGCTTCTAAACCATGAGCGAATTCGTTCGGGATACTTTCACCGACACACCTGGAACTCAACTAATCGACCACGTTGGCGAGGTGGGCGCTTCTTGGACAATAATTCATTCAAGGCAAACGCCGCTCATCAGCACCCTTGGGCGCTGTCGCGGGACGGTATCTGCCAACGAAGGAGCCTATGCCAGCGGCACACCGCCTACGCCAGAATATGCAGTTGAAGCTGACTTCGTGGCACTGGCCCTGGGCGCGTCAGACCAGAACATCTATCTGTACGGGCGACTTGACGAATCCCCTTCTTGCCTTGGAGGAATCTGTGACCATTATGAAGTCCACTATTTCTGGTCCACGAGCAATCCGATCAGCCCGTCTCAATTCCTCCTCAACAAATATGTCGGTGGGGTATACACCAACCTGGGAGCGTTTCAATTCCACCTGGTCCCTGGGCAGAGCGTGAGGGTAACGCTGGACATCACTGATGCCGCCAAGAGGGTTCTCGTCAATGGGATAGAGGTTATAAGCAGCAGCGACAACGAGATAACCGGCGCGGGCGTGGTCGCTCTAGTTTTTAACGCAATCCAAGATGATCTTACCGGCATCCACATCGACAATTTTAATGCGGGCGATATCGCAGTGGCCTCTTTTGTGGACGCCGCCGCCGATCTCGCTGCCGAAGCGACACTCACGGCCGCCGCAATCACTGTCCCAGCCAATTTCGCCGACGCCCAGGTCATCATGACGGTCGAAGCAGAACTGACCGCCGCCGGCGAAGCCGTAAGCCCTGCGTTTGCTGATGCCGCCGCCGAGCTGGTCGCGGAAGCCAGTATGACTGCAACGGGCGTCATCGCCACCGTCGTTCCGGCGATCGGCCAGGCGAGCCTGATTGCCGAGGCGATTCTGAGTGTCGCCGGCGAAGCGGTGGCAACGGGATTTGACGATGGAGCGGCGGTCTTTGCCGCTGAGGTGATAGTGACGGCGGTAGGTGTAACCACGGTGGTCGTGCCCGCGCCGGGGCAGACGGCGTTCACGGCCGAGGCTGTGATCGCGGCAACGGGAGAAGCGGCGGTTACCGGCTTCGCTGACGCCGCTTCCGACCTGGCGGGTGAAGCTGTTCTGGTTGCCCAGGGCGCGGCGGCCAATCTGAACGTCACGACCGGCTTGGCGGCGCTCGTAACCGAGGCCGTATTAACGGCGACCGGGGCGGTTTCGGCTGAGAGCGTGGTGACCGGCACTGCCACCTTTGCGTCCGATGCGTTGTTGATGGCAACCGGCGCGTCCCAACTCCTACTCATCGAACCTGGCAACACTGACATGGTAGCCGAGGCGGTGCTTTCGGCTGGGGGGACGGCAGGCACCCCTTCCGTAGTCAACGGGGAAGCGGACTTGGTGGTCAGGGCCGACCTGACCGCCGACGGTGCCGCCGTTGCCGGCGTGGTGGACGGCGGCGCGGACCTCGTCGCGGAAGCCGCCGTGACCGCCGGCGGGAGCCTGGTAGGCATCAGCTTCGCGGACGGGGAAACGGCCATGGTTGCCAGGTCCAACCTGTCTGCCGCCGGCGCGGCCGTAGGAACCAGCCCGGTGGATGGTAGTGCCGCATTGGAAGCTAAGGTTGTGATGGTGGTGACCGGCACGGCGTCTGTAATTGATCTGGTTATCGATGCAGCGACCTTTACGTCCCAGGCAGTGCTAGGGGCCGAGGGGACCAACATCACGTGCAGACCGGAGGAGCTGCTTCACTCCCCGGCGGACATCGTCCGCCACCTGTTCATCATCAAGGGGTTGGGGAGTGACCCGCCCGCCGTGCCCTGGCCGGTCTACGTCGCCGGGGAACCCAGCGCCCCAGATGAAGTCGTCACTGTCTACGACACGGCCGGGAGGGACAGCGGAAGGATGCAGCTTACCGGGGCGCGCGCCGAGTTCTTCGGCATCCAGGTCCGGGTCCGCTCCAGGACGCACAAGGTCGGCTACCTCAAGGCGCGCGAGATCGCCGTGGCGATGGACCAAAGGATTTACCGGGAGCCGGTGACCTTGGAGGGGACCGATTACGTCGTTCACTCCCTGGACCGCCGGGGCGACGTACTGTGCCTCGGCAAACAGACGCCGGAGACCAAAAGGGATTTGTTCACCGTAAACGCTTTGACCTCGATAACCAAGTGCTGTTAGCAAAGGAGGACGGAGATGAGCGCACCAGCCCCAGGACCCAGGACAGACCCGCCCGGAAGGCTGCTGGGAGACGGCTACCAGACGCTGGTGGCCCTCGCCGCCGACCCGGACATCAACTTTTGGGAGAAGAGCGTCACGCCGCCCGGTTTGGACGGCGGTGATCCGGTGGAAACTTCCACCATGCACAACGTTCGCTGGCGCTCGATGCACCCGCGCGCGCTGATTACCATGACGCCGTTCCAGATGACGGCGGCTTACGACCCGGAGGTGTACGACAGCATCCTCGACCTCATCAACGTCCAAACGACGGTGACCGTCCACTTCCCGGACGGCAGCAGCTTGGCCTTTTTCGGCTACCTCCAGAAGTTCGAGCCGGGGGAACTGGTTGAGGGTTCGCAGCCGGAGGCCACCATCACGGTGGTGCCGACCAACCGCGACCCGGTCACCTGCGACGAGGAAGACCCCGTCTACACGGCAGGCACCGGCACCGGACCTTGCCCGTAGCAACAAGGAGAGCAACCCCAAAGAAGAAAAGGAGCATGCCATGTCAGCCGATCTTTCTCCGATGTCATTCGACGATCTCGCGCCCGCCGAGGTCCCCGTCAGCGTAGCTGGGAAGCGGTACGTGCTGCGCGAGGCCAGCGAGGACGCGGCCTGCAAGTACCGCAACGCCCTGCTGCGCTCAACCAAGCTGGGGCCGGAGGGCAAGCCTTCGGGCTTCGACGGCATGGCCGACGTGGAGCCGCTGCTGGTGTCCCTCTGCTTGTTTGAGCGGT